CCTGGTGTTATGTGCAGTACTTTGCAGTGCGGCTGGCACAGGCAAATGGTTTTGGCCTCCGTGCCTTTGCCTGTGTTCGTGGGGCAAAGTATTGCACATAATGTATCAAGTGTATGACCAGTGCAAAAAGGCGAACACAATAGTAACTATGAAACACACACTAAAAATATTTTTAAATGCGAATCGGGGGAATTGAATTACTGAATATTGATTGTTTGGACTTACTTAAAAGTCTGCCCGATGCGTCCGTTGATTTGATGTTGACTGACCCACCATACGGCATAACTCAAAACGATTGGGATAAACCTATCAACCTTGCTGCAATGTGGTTAGAGTGGGAACGTGTTGTGAAACCAAACGGGGCTTTTGTGTTTACTTCAGCAGAACCTTTTGCCTCTGACTTAATCGTATCTCGCAGGGGTTTGTTCAAGTATGATTTGATTTGGCATAAGCCTTTAGGAAGTGGGTTTTTGAACGCTAATAAAATGCCATTGAGAAACCACGAAAACATACTTGTGTTTTACAGACAGTTGCCAACCTATAACCCACAAATGGGAGTAGGTGTAAATAAGAAGGGAGTAAGGAAGAAAGACAGAACAGGAGACAACTACGGCAACTTTGCTGATACAAACCCCGAAAAAGAATACTTTGATGATGGTGGCAAAAGGTTTCCCAATTCAGTTATCTACATTTCAAACGGAAATAGAAACCATGATAACAACATACACCCCACACAAAAGCCCGTTGATTTAATGAGGTACTTTGTAAGAACTTACACTAATCCTGGCGAAACTGTTTTTGATGGTTACAGTGGTTCAGGAACAACTGCAGAAGCCTGCATACTTGAAGGCCGTAAGTTCATTGGTTCTGAATTGAATAAAGAATACTATGATAAAAGCATTGAAAGACTCTCTATCGTTTTGTCCAAACCTCAATTAGTATTCCCATGAGCGCTGGGGCATTTAAAAATATTTTTCTTTCACTGAACTTCACTACGAAGCACACACGTCAACGCCTTTTTGCATTGGTTATACACAGTGTTATAGGCTGGTTTTTGGGCGCGGTGGCTTGGCGAACATGTGGGCAGGTTTGCGCGGCCTCCGGCATGGGTGCGACAACTCAGAGGAAAAAACTTGCCTATAATGTATCAAGTATATGAGCAGAAGAAACGGCTACCCAAAACGTCAATCGAAGAACTAAAAAGGCATTAAAAATAAAAATTAAAAAAGCGTGGGTTTAGATTTAAGAAACTGTGATTGTATGGAGTTAATGAGTCAATTTCCTGACCATCATTTTGACCTGGCAATTGTCGACCCACCATACGGGCTTGGAAGTAGATTAGTTGATGGAGGTAAAAAAGGAGGGATGGGTAGTTTAAGAAAGTTATCAGATGGTAAGGTTGAAAAATGGGACATTGCACCGGGTGAGGAATATTTTAATGAACTAAAAAGAGTATCTAAAAAATATATTGTTTGGGGTGGCAACTACTTTTTAAACTATTTGGGTTCAACTGATGGGTTTATCGTTTGGGATAAAATGAACGGGACCAATGCCCTTGCAGATGCTGAACTTGCTTGGAAAAGTTTTAGCGGGACCACCCGAATGTTTAGAATGCATCATTTTTCAGATGGTTATGATAAGAAGATTCACCCAACACAAAAACCCACTAAACTTTATAAATGGATACTTGATAAATATGCTGAACCTGGATATAAAATACTTGATACTCATTTAGGTTCAATGTCAATTGCTATCGCTTGCAATGATTTGAAATTTGACTTAACAGGAAGCGAAATTGATAAGGAATATTTTGATAAAGGAATGAAACGACTATCTAATCACCTTGCCCAAACTGTCCTCTTTTGAGTGCGGTGGGTTTTTAATTTTTATTTTTAATGCCTTACACAGAACTACATTTGAAACACCAAACTATCCAGCCGTTTCTTTTGCTCATATACGGTGTTATGTGCTGTATTGCGGGCGCGTTGGCGCAAAGGCGTGAGCGTGGTATGTGCGTAGCTCCTGCCGGAAGCCTTTGTTCAGAGGAACAATATTGCACATAACGTAAAAGCATTGCCGTCAGTGGCGGTTTAGAAGTACAAAAGTTTAATAACAGCACAAATGATTGATAGTAGTACAAAAGTTGAAATACAGCACGTCACCCGCCATTGCGGCAATGCAGTGTTAGGTGCAGTGCCTTATTCGGAAGTTTATTTGATGGACTGTGTCGCTGGTTTGCGGCATTATCCCGACAATTATTTTGATTTGGCAGTAGTTGACCCGCCTTATGGTATTGGTATTGATGGGCAAAAGCAAAGTATAAATTTGAACAACCCGAAAGCAAACAGAAAGGAACATAAATTTAAAGGATGGGATAATGACATACCTACAAACGAATACTTTGCTGAGCTTTGGCGTGTATCTAAAAATCAAATCGTTTGGGGTGCGAATTACTTTGTAGAGCATTTAAACAAAGGCACAAAAGGGTGGATTGTTTGGTATAAAGGGCAGGAAGGATTGACAATGAGTGATGCAGAATTAGCATACAGCAGCTTTGATTGTGCCACAAGGGTAGTAAAAATAAACAGGGTTGAACTATTGAAAGACGGAACAATACACCCCACACAAAAGCCGATAAAACTGTATGATTGGATTTATGCTAATTATGCAAACGAAGGTGATTTGATTTTAGATACACATTGCGGAAGCCAAGCCAGTAGGATTGCAGCAGATAAGGCGGGTCTTTCATTTGTCGGATTTGAAATTGATGAGGAATATTTTAATGCCGCAAACAAGCGTTTCGATAACTTCAAAAGTCAGACGAGGCTCTTTTAGGCATTGCACCTAATGAACATTGGTTTATGCTGCCGCGATATTTAACAATAAAACTATATTATGGAACCGATACAAATACTTGAACTAATTAAAGAAGACATACGTGATAAATTTGACGGTGACCCGTTAATGATGCGCACAATGAATTTAGTCATAACTGAATATAAAGCCCGTTCCGAGCGGTTGCATAAACCTGTTGTTAGCAGCAAGCAGCCCATTTGTCAATGTGGGCAGAATAGTCTCCCATACGAGGCAATTCATACAGTAACAACTTGTTCACGGTGCGGGGCTGCGTGTGCCCATGCGAAGGGTGGGTAAAAAGCGGAAAGGTTCCATCCCCGCTTTTTATTCGCGGGGCATGGGCATTGCTGCTAATGAGGTTATATATGAAACTCTATCCGTTTTAAACGTTTATAAACGGATAATTTTAAGATTACTTCACCACTTTTAAGTAAAACATGGTAATAAGCCATACTAAAACCCCTGTAAACAGGCAGAATTTCAGAATATCCCACAATCCATAACCTGACTTGATTTCCTTATTTACTTCCACAGGAACCTCTATTTTGACCGTATCGGCCTTACACTCCCCTTCTATGAATACGGAATCCCCTGGTAAACGCACATATTTGACCGTCAGGCGATCCTTTTCTAGGATGACCGTATCCCCCACCCTAGAGGTAAAGATTGAATCTACGCGTACCTGTGGAATAAATACGGGTATTTCTTTATAGACCGTATCCACCCCCCACTTGGCTCCAAGTTTCTCGGCTTTCTCTATAAGCCTTTCGGCCCTTTTTAGCTTGTTTTGAGGGCCACAGGAAAGTAACAAAAGTGTAAGTAACAAAATTGTAATTCTCATAATTTAACAAGTCTATACCCGTGATTCCAAAGAATATCTCTTATGATCTTAGTGGCCTTTCTAGTCTTGGCTTCTGAAAGTTCAGGAAAGGCTATGTGTATTGCTTCGTGAAGGATGGTGTCAAAATACTGTTTTGGCCTTTGTCTTGGGTCTATTTCAATGGTCTTTCTTTCAGGATCGGCTAACCCTAAAGCCCCATGTTTACCTAGCTTTCTGACTATTACTTTAGTCATTGTTTAGCATTTAACCATTCTTTTACTGACCAGTACGGGGTTATTTCGTGGTATTCGTGGTGAAGGGTGAAGCATGGGAAAACCGGACTATTCAGCAAACTAAAGAACCTTTTTCCGTAACCTCCATTCTGGATAGACCCGCAGTTTATAGCTACCCTTTTCTTAGTTCCCCCTTCGTTGTAAATCAAAACCCCTGGTTCGTGGCTGTCTCCGGCTACACATATCTCCCGATCATTAGAGGTCATTCTCATGTATCTCATTTGCCCGTGAACCGGATTGTAAATCGTCCTGCCTCTGAAGAAGTGGGCCGCAGCTACCTTATAAATTTGGTTGTTTACGTGTATGTCTGTGTGGCCTATGTTGTCGTGGTAGATAGCAACCCTGCCCATTAACTCCGCATATTGACTAAATCCGGTCGCGTTTTCTTCCCTCATAACGCTGTGGTTATCCCATGTAGAACAGATTATCTTAGGGTAGACCTCTTTTAACCAGCTTTCTAAAAACTTTATCTGCCATTTCGGTGGAAGTGCGTTATCTGAAACCTCTAAAACCCCCCTTAGCTTTATTGACATCTGCAAAAGGTCACCGACTAGAATACAATACAGGTTAGGAGTGTTTACTATTTCGTCTGTGATCTGCTGGAGTAGGTCGTAATCGGTAGCCCATGACCCCATGTGTAAATCCCCTAAAACAACAACGCATATCGGATTCTTTGTTTTTATCTTCCAATATGCGAAGTCTTGACTGTTTTTGCCTTCCTTGTAAATATTCTGAAGGTCTTTTAATGGCTTAATTGGATCGCGCCAGTTAAACTTAGAGTATTTCTTATTTGACTCTATCTCAATTTTTGAGTTTTGTGATAGCTTTCTCCTATTCCTATCACCTGATGATTTTGTCATATACCGTATTTGATACCTTAACTTTTCCGGTGTGGTGTCGAAATGTGGATATTTCTCCAAGAACTCTTTAGCGGCCTTACGCTTCCAGCCTCTTGGCATTGCTTGGTAACGGATTGCATTTTCTTCTATGAATTTCTTTAGAAGAGAAGAAAGCTTCATATACTCGGCTTATTCTGAAGAATATCTACGTTACCGTCATTGTCTTTATCCTCAAACCAGATAGTGATAACTACTGAAATAATTGTAGCTACAGCAGCCCATACCTTCCACTCGTGGGCTGAATCTCCTATAATTAAAGCTAATTCAGAACCTACTCCAAGCCCTCCGATAGTTAGTTTGAGCTTATTCCAGAAGCTCATGCGCTGCCACCATTTTGTAATCTTGGTCATGATTCTACAAATTTAGAATATTCTGGTATTGCGTCAAAACATGGGCATTGCTTAATCCACTCATGAGGTTCTACAATCCCATCCCCGTCCAAATCCGGGCTTAAATCCCTGTGGCCTACTATTTTCTTAATATTGCCGTAATTCTTGGCCTCTAGGATACATAGGTTAATAGCGGCCTTTTGTTCTTCTGTTCTGGTGTCTTTTGGTTTACCGTTCTTATCCAATCCCCCCTCGTAACAAATGCCGATAGATTTAAGGTTATATCCTTTGCCAGCATGTGCCCCGACTTCGTTAAATGAGCGTCCAATGTGAATAGTGCCGTCTCGTCTTATGTATCTGTGGTAGCCGCATTTCCTGAATCCTCTGGCCTTATGGTCTCTAGTGCAATCCTCAAACGTATATGTTTGCGTTTCCTTAGTAGCGGAGCAATGGATAACAATTAAATCTACTTCTCTTTTCATTTTGAAAACATTGAAACCACCCACCCGACTATGGCCGCTACTATGGCCCCGATTATACTTGTAGCCTTCCACTGGCCTCGGCTTTCAGCTCTCCACTCCTTTAACCCGGCCACATCTTCCTCGGCTTTCTTTAAACGTCCATTTGTAATTCTAGCCTGCTCCAAAATCTTTTCCAGAGTTTCTTCCATGTGGGCACTTCTTTCGTCTAACCTTATCAATAAATCGTTTTTCTCCAAGTTATTCATAATGTCCACAAGAAAAGATTAACGTTTTACAAATTTATTACTTATGTATTTCTTTTTTGATAACCTCTAAAATCTGGGCTTTAGTAATCACCGGAAGGTTTTCCGTATTCTCAACAAGTGCCTGAAGAACTTCTAAGTCTGTCTTGTCAAGATTTAATTCCTCTTTCTTGTAAATCTTCTGCGCCCAGTCCCATAACTTCATGGAATTACCTTTGTTTGTCACGGCAAGGAAGTTTGATAGAATATTTGATGCATTGTTGACATCCCCATCAAATGGTTCGCCTTTCAGGTTCTTGATTTGAAAATCAAAGTTTAACGTCATATAATTTTAGATTTGTGTTTATTTCTATTTAGTACCGCTCTTTATCTGCGATTCTTTAGCCAAAATTAAAGCAACATACTCTGCTTTCTTTGCCAAAACTTCAGGGTCTTTGTAAATGGCATCTTTGTAGTGAGGCTCAATGACCTCATATAACTTACTTTGAATAGCGTCAAGATGTTCTTGCGCTGGTGGGATTTTATCATCAGGGTAACTGAACCCCATACTTTTTGCAATTGCAACTTCGTAGCCGTCTTTAATTTCAATGATGATCTGTGCCATAGTTATCTTATTTAATTAATGTTTTTACTTTGTACTTATAGGCCAGTGTCTTGCTGGTGGTAAGGTTCTGCGAAAAGTTAATATCACCACCCGATACCGATAAGCTAGGCACTGCTGAATAACTGTCACCCGTGTCATTCCATGTGGCAATCGCTTCATCCGTTATGGTAGAACCTATTTGCGTTACCGTACCACTTGCCTTTCTGAATACTCCTTTCAATTTAAAAGCTATTCCTGTACTGCCAGGCGTACCACTGCTTTGCACCAGCACGCAATCCAGTTCAACGTAGGCAATCTGCCCGTCCGATAAGTACGATGCAACGTTTGTATTTACAGTTTGCAACCCACCAGTGTACGAGCCTTCCAGGTAGGTAGTAAAATCAGTTGTTTCAGGTTGTGTCCAGTTGCCACCACTGTTTTTGATTTGAATTACACCTGAGTTATCGCGTATGCCATACCCCGAACTTCCTGCCGTTGTGCCCCAGTTAAAATACCCATTGGCAGCCGTTCCGTAAGCACCTGATCCGGCATAAAATGCCCAGTGATTGCCAGTTATTGAGGTCACCGAAGGATTGTGTCTGAAGCCGTAGAAGTCACCACCGGCTGCTGTCACCGTTGGCCTGGAATAGAACATCGAAACGGCACCATTGGCACCACCACTCATGTTAATTGTGCTCGAAGTATTGTATCCGTAGTAGGTAGCCGTTCCACTGGCTGGTGCAAAGCCGTGCAAAAGATTAATCGAACCAACATCACCGCTGGTTTTATTAATCTCAGTTGCGGTCTGAAATAAAAAAGATCCAGCGCCAGTTGGAGTGTGGAGAAACGTTTGAATGGATGCGGCTGAGGTACCCGGGTATAAAAGCAGGTTATCCCCACTATTGGCAGTTATTGAGCTGGTGATCATGGCCGGTATCGTTAACCTGCCGCCACTGGTCTGATCAAAATAAGTGGCAACAGAATACGCAGCCCCGTTTATACTGTGCCCAATATAAAAACGTGTTGTAGGGTTAGCTGTGCCTTGAATAGTTTCAGCATACATCCTCCACTTCACACTCTGGCTTGCTGCTGTGGCGTTTGTCTTCCATCCCTGCCCTTCAAAAATTAATGAAGGTGAATATTGTTGCGCGCCTGCCGCTGCTGCTGTTGTGTTACGTAACCACAAGCCCGCGCCATTTGTTTGTGTAGTTCCTAATGAGTTGAATGTATGTTGAAGTATATTTGAGGTGCTTCCAACAATATCAGTGGCTCCGGTTAAGGTACTGGTTCCGGTTAACGCCCATTTACCATCTAAGGTAGTTTGTAAATCTGTCTGCGCTGAAAGCGTGCCGGTAATACTACCCCATGTACCACCTCCTCCACCGCTTCCAAACCCTGTCCAGCTTCCAGCATTATTTTTGAACTCCATAGTTCCAGCATTGTCACGAATGCCGTAACCTGATGCTCCATAAGTAGTGCCCCAGTTGATATAAGCGCTATTATCCAGACCTACGTTACCACCTGTAAATTGATTGAGTGGTGAGCTGAAATAATTTAAGCCTGATGTAAGACTAATTTGTGTTGTTGCCGCAAGACTAATTTCTTCTGCGTTAGTAAGATTAAAAGTATAGCCATCTGCATCAATACCCAGTGTTCCTAAAAATGTAGCGGTGCCGCTAAGTGGCATAACATCAATATTTCCACTACCCAAAATAGATGTGGAGTTGATTGTCTTAATATTAGTTCCACTTACTAAAGTAGCCTGTTTACCACTTAAAGCACTATTTAGATCAGTCTGATTAGATAATGTTCCTGTTATAGATCCCCATGTAGATGAGCCACCTGATAAAGTAACAGTAACATCTACATCGCTCCCCGTAAGGCTCAAGGCAACACTTATAGAACTTGTTACGTCACCTGTGTAGGTTTCGTCATGTAATGAGAAAGTACCATTGAAAATAACGTAACTAAACGTGTCAGGTTGAACTACCGTTAACTGCCAGTAGTATTCATTAGCCGACATGGAAGAAGTAGACGCTGCGGTAAACTGACCACTTAAAATCCCCGTAGCCCCGCCATTAGTCAACCCGCTTCCTTGTGTCAGGTTTATAAGATTCGTAGAACTACCAAACCGTCTAACCTGAAGGCTGAAAGTATATCCTGAGATATTGAATGCAGAAGCATTATTAGTAAATGTAAACGTAAAGGGGTTATGGTAGCCCTTCCTAGCCTGCCAGTTCTTATTTACACTTATGTCGGTTACTATGTCTGCCATTATCTGTTAGTTGATCTGATTGACTTAAATTGGTAATAATCAGCATATAAAATCCTCTCCGTAGTTCCTGCGCTCTTTACGATGTTAATATTAACTCCAACAGTATCAGCAGTTGGGATGTTCGTTGTATGTGTAGCCACTAAAGTACCATTCAAATAAAATGTAACCTCTGTTGCTGCTTCGTTAACTCTAATTTCAAAAGTCTGAAAAGATGTACTAGGCGGTGTAGCTAAATTCGTTGTAGTTCTAGTCGATGCAGATGCCGTAACCGCTTGCCAGTTACCACTGTTTACTGAGTGAGTGTAGGTAAAGTAAGCCCCATCGGTCATGTCTTTACTGCTACTAGCGGCCTCACTAAAACCAAAAGAGATATGGTATGTGTCTGTCCCATCACTTACTGCGCTAACCGCCAATCTCCACTTCATAGTAAAGGCTGCCGTACCGAAACGAACCATGTTAATACCACCACCGCCACAGTGGTAACCAATCGTATATCCTGTTGTGGTTGTCCCGGTTTCAAGACCAAGAACACCAATAGCATTTTCGGTAGTATTAACACCATATTCAGAAATGGTATAAGTAGCCCCTGCGCCACTTGAGGTAAATGAAAATCCTCCTATTGGTACTACAACGTCTAAAAAATCAGTTTGCTCCGAGTAGAATAAATCTATGTCAGTAGAACCTCCTCCGTCCTCAGCCATTAAGAAGCTATCAGCACAGTCCTCGAACATATCGTTCATGATAGAACCAGTGATCGCACCAGTACCATTAGTGGTAATCCGGCTGTTTTTGGTGCTTTTGAAGTTTGATCTAGTCCTTACTGCCATAGTAACAAAATTATGTAATTTCCAAGTATTTTAA